TGCCCGACTGACGTATCCAGCGCGCGGGCATTGGCGGCTTGCTGCCCGGCCCAGGCTGACCCGCCGTACGATCCCTGTCTAGCGAAGGAACTATCGGTCTGCGCATTAGTGCCCAGCGCCGACGCCTGCGCCATGTTTTGCGCGTTGTCGCTGATTACGTTGTTCGTATAGGTCGGATCGGTCCACGGGGACGAGTTGAGATAGCGCCCGTTCGCAATGTCGGACGCAGCGCCGCGCGACGCCTGCGTAACGTCAGTGCCGCCAGTAGCCATGCCCACAGCCTGACTCTGCGCGGCTGCCTGCGGATTCGCGGTATCGGCGACGAGTTGCCCCTGATACTGATTGATAGGCTGCTGCGACAGGGCATAGCCCTGCTGGAGATACTGAGTCCACGGAGCCATCGTGTAATCCGGCGGCTTGAACGTCGTGGTGCTTGTGGCTGGACTACTGTTTCCGCCCATATCAGATCTCTCTCTCGTAAATGACCGACTTCCGCTTAAAGAATGGGAACCGCTCCCAGCCTTTGCGCGGGCTGTGCATTCGTATGCGCTTTGCCTTCATAGCCACCGCTAGCTGCTCTATCTCTGCACTCACCGCTGCGTGTATTGCCTTGAGCTCGCCCCAGATGATCCAGATGAACAGCACCGGGCCATCGGCGTCCGCGTGCTTCTGGAAAATGACGAAGCCGCAGTCCTCGATCATGTAAAGGAAACTATGGCCGCTCATCAGCGAGGCGTACACGTCCTCCGGCCACCATACCTCATTGCAGCGACCGCGCACCTCTTGCAGACCGGGCAATATCGCGGGCCAGCTATCCCGCACCTTGTCTGTGCTTACCGCGTGCAGCAACTTCACGGGCGCGGCGTAGTCTTGCCACTTCATTGCGTATTGCGGAGGTTCGAACACTACTTCGTTGCCATCGTCTCCACTCATCAGGCAGGCTCAATCAGCAACCAATTGACGGTCGACGTATCGCTGCCGCCGCTGCTGTTGATAGTAAACGACGTGCCGGCAGTGATCGTGTACGACAGATGCCCCGGCGTCCCGCCCGTCGTGCTGCGCGTCAGGAATATCCGCGTGTTCGCAGTCACGGACGTATTCGCGACTACCTTGGTGCCGCCAGACAGTACCGCTGTGCCCATGCGGCCATTCGTGCCCTCAGCAATCGACAGCCCCTTGCCGGTCGTGCAGATGACAAGGTTGTCCGCGAACACATGCGGAGGCTTCAGGTAGCGGATAACATCGGTCATCCACCGACTGAGCGCATCGCTGCTATCGCGCGGGCTCGCCGGGAGTAACTTGGGCGACAGGCTCACCGCTTACCCTTGCTCCCGCTCTGGCTGACCGACAGCCCGATGTGCGACATATTCCAGGCGCCCACCAGCGAAATGCTCGCTGACAGGAAGCAGCCACTCGCAGGGGCATCGAATACATAGCCCAGAGTCGTGCTGAGCGGAGTCGATTGCGAGGTGTCCATCACGCTCGTCAGCAACGAATCTCTATACCCCGTCACCGTGCAGGTACTGGCCGACGTAGGCGTACCCGCCGCTCCGGTTATGCCGCTCTTGGTGTCGGTCCACAGCGGCACGACACGATCAACGAATGACATCTCCTGCGGGTCGCCGTCGTACCACGTCGTAAAGGTAGGCACCGGATTGCTGCTCGCGCCTGCCGATGTGCTGCTAAATGTCGCCGTGGCAACGTGCTTGTCCGAGAGCACGAAATACGCGGTCGGATCGAGCGTAATGACCGAGGTAATGGTCGCGCCCGCATTGTTTGCTAGCGGCGACTGCGATGCCGTCCATATACCGCTCGTCTGATTCCAAAACAGCCACGTCTTGGCGCTATTGACGATCGCGTTGACCCACAGATTATGGTGCGATGGGTCCCATACCATCTGACAGGTATCGTCCACGCTCGACGTGCTCGCGCCACCGCCGCCCGTGCCCACCACGATCGCGGCCCAATAGTCGTGGACGTAGCCGGGGAGCTGCTTCGGGTAGCTGCCGTCGTAGACCCAGAAGCCGTGTTTGTCCGCGAAGTAGCACACGTCGTTGACGACCACAGCCATGTTCTTGCCGCAGCATCCAATGTCGCTGGCAATGCGCGTCCATTGCCACACCACGGGCGAGCCAACATAGTCGCCCCGGTACATCGCGTTGGCCTTCCACACCAGCACGCCGTCGCGGAACGGGACCGCAGCCACGAACGGGCCGGTGGGCTCCAGCAGGCGCCCGAATACGCTCTGCGCCGCGAGGCTGTTCCACGTCGTATAGTCGCTGATGCCGCTGCAATACCACGTATCGGCAGTGTCGTCTGTGTTCAGCGCCATGATGAACGGCGCAGACGGGTTGCCGACGTTGCAGATAATGCTGGCCTTGGGCGCTCCGGACAGGTCCGAGAATGCGCCGCCGGTCGCTTTCTGTATCGTGTTGCCCTTGTTCGCAGCCAGCGCTACGTCACCGAACGAGCAGAAGGACCACCCCTGTGTCGTGCTCGCGCTGTATGCCGTGCCGCTGCGGTCGGTCAGCGATGCGCCATCGAACTCCCACAGCTTCGCCGCCGTGCCGACGTAGCGCTTGATCGTGCCGTCTGCCTTCGATAGCTGCGCGCAGCCTACGGGCTGCAAATCCTCGAGCGCGTTGCTGCTCGTATTGGAGAATACGGGCGGTGAGCCTATCCCGCGCGAGGTCGGGAACACATGCGAACAGGTAGGTAAGACACCGGGCGTTATTGCGGGAAGATCCGGCGCGAAGCCGATAATCTTCGTCGGTTTCAGCATTACAAAGAGCCCGGTATTGTTGTCCCCGACATGGCTTCCGTTCTACGCAGCAAAGACGCCAGACTTCGCTGCTCGGCAGCCGTGAACATCTGCGCCGCTGCGGTGTCGCGCAAATACGCGCCCGTGTACCGCGCACAAGTCCCGTAGCGGAGCAGGTTGCGCCCCTCAACGGTCCACGGATTGCTGTCTGATAGATTCACCAACTCAGTGAACCGAACATGGGCGTCTATCGTCAGCGTCATAGTCGCATTGGGCTGCGGAAATATCTGCAACGCTTGATTGAATATGCTGTAGTCGGTCGGATAGCCCTGCATCGTGCCCACGCCCGTATTCATGTTCGCCAATACGCGCCAAGACTTCTCTTTCAGCCCGTAATTGCGACCGTTTACCGTGACCCTTACGCCATCGCGGTCCACTTCGATAATGTCGGCAACGCTGCCGGCAGTGGCGAACAGCGACAGCGCATACGTATTGGTCAGGCTAATCGTTAGGCTTATCTGCTGCTCGTTGAAGTACAGCCTTGTTTCTTCGTAGTCGAGGACGGTTGACTGTATGTACGGGATCAGGGCGTCGCTGATGCTTAGATCCCCGCGCGACAGGTCGCGAATGATCTTCGTCGTCAATGCGCTTACGTCGTTCGCCATCAGCCCGCTCCAGTAATGCCCATTGCTGGGCGTGCAGCCAGTGCCACGTATCCATTAACCCGCCGGAAAATTCATGCGCCTATGCATTCGGTGCCACTCTGGATCGTCGCCCGCGTATTCCGCGAAACATGGCGTACCTATCGTGTAGTGGCGTAGCTTGTCGTACTCGCTCGTTTCCTGCTCGCGCACCAGCACATTCCACTCTAGCGGCAACGAGCCTATCTGCTCGTCCTCCAGCCAGCTAAAGCGGTGCAGGAATGAGCCTGACTTGCCCTCAACGTATTGCGGAGTAAGTACCCGATTAGGGAAAAATCCGCAGTTCCACAGCACCACGCTGGACCAATTCTTGCGCGGGTAATCTTCGTTCTTGTACCCGAGATACTTCACGGGGTGCTTAGTCTTGTAGTCGTGCTTGACCACCAGCGCGCCAACGTGCGTCGTCTGGTACTCGAATAACTCGGCAATATCGGAGCGCACCAGCATGTCGCCGTCGATGAACACGGCCCAACCATTGAAGCCCATCTTGTGCGGCACCAGAAAGCGCTCGTATATGAACGCATTCGAGCCGTCACGCATCTCCCCCGATACCGCGTGGAAAGCAACATCTGCCTTCGTGTGCGCCAGGATCGACTCTGCGCAGACGTGCCACGCAACCGCCTCCCTCGGATCGTAGCCGATGAAGACGTGGAGTGCGGGCATCTAGCGGCAGATCAGTTGTAGCTCGCCGGGAAATGCCGCGAATTGCAGCACTTCAAAGCCAGCTTTCCACAGAATCGGCAGCCAGAACGGGGCGCCCTCAACGATCAGGTGCGCATTCCTGCCGTCCGCCAGCGTTCTCTTAGACACGCGCGTGGCAATCGTCAGGAATAACGCCTTACGCGTTACACGGCGCAGATCGTCTATAACATCGTCCACGCAATACGGCTCCAGGTGCTCCAGCACGTCCGTACACGCGACAATGTCGTGCGGCTCGGGCGCGGCATCCAATCCAGCAATCGCCGGATCATAGTTGGCTATCTCGCCGCCTAGAGCCTGCTCCAGCGTCCGCTTGCCGCAGCCGTAATCCAGCACGTCACTGGTGTCGTGCAAGTCCATCAGCGAGCGGACACCGGGCGCGTACCGCTGCCCGCTAGTGCCGTAGGCAGCGCGACGACTATGCAGCTCGCGGTTCAGTTCTCTGTATTCTTCCGAAATGAGCACGTCTGAAGTCCGCTATCCACGCCTTAGCCCGAAGCAATACGTCGGACCACGATTCGCCACTGCCCTGCCGCATCATCGTTACGCTGTCGTACCAGACCATTTTGTCGCCAGTAAGCCCATACCGCCACGCGGGCTTGCTCGGCACCAACACCAAGCACGGCACACCGAGCGCGCCCGCCATGTGTATCGTCGTATTGCAGACAGATACGACCAGATCGCAGCTTTTAATCATCGCCGCAAGCCGATCAAGATCCGCTATGTCCTCGGCAAAGTGCGGAACGCCTAGCACCTTCGCCTCGTCTGCCCTGTTGCCGTATTGCAGCGATATGTAGTTATCCGTCGTCAGCAGCACGCGCCAATCCTCGACCAGCGTATTGCGCAGCATGCTGTGCGTCCGCGAATCGCCGCCAAACCATGACAGCCCGACGCGGAAACGCTTCGACTTCTGATAGCTCGCGCTTGGCTTCAGGTACGCATTAGGCACTACCGGCCAACACAACTCTGGCAGGCTGCCCATTGGGATATACGCGTCGGGCTCTATCGGGCAATCCTTGTGCTCGCCGTACACCTTCGCCCACGGCAGGCTATGCTGTATCAGCTTCACCAGCCGATGATTGACCTCGATCGCAATCTCTACCGCGCGCCACTGCAATTGCGCTAGGCAGGTCAGGAACATAATCTCGTCGCCTAGCCCCTGCTCGCCGTGAATCGCGAGCTTGCCGACGGTCTCACCCTTCCAGCGCGGACACGTAAAGGGACGCGGATAGAACAGCGAGCGCGTATAGCCAACCTCGCCGCTGCGATTGTCCACGCCCCCAACCAAATACGTGCGCGCGTCGTATTGCTTCCAGCCTTCTTCGTAGCGCCCCATCTCAAGCAGCGCCAGCGCCCGATGATTGCCAGCCTCGGCAAAGTCAGGCTTGATAGCCAACGCTTCGTCGGCATAGGCAATTGCCTTCTCGGGCGCGCCCTGATTTATGTAGCACCCCGCCAATCCATTCAGGATCAGCGGATTCCTGTTGATCTCTAGCGCCTTCGCATACCATCGCGCGGCTGTGTCTTTGTCTTCGATCGAGCGATAAACCGTCGCCAGATTCGCCATCGCCTCCCAATTAGAGGGATCGATCTCTACTCCACGCCGCAGGAACGTCATTGCCCTGCCCGGTGCTCCTGCCTGCGCGTACAAGGTGCCCATCGCAATGTAAGCCGACGCATGATCTGGCAACACCGCGATAACCGCGCAATACATCGCCTCGGCTGTCGGTCCATCGCCCGCCATGTGGGCCTTACATGCTGCCGCAAACACTTCCTTGATCGGACGCATAAACTCCTTGGGTAAAACCGGGGGCCGGATTGTGTCCGACCCCCGTAGGTACTACTTAACGCCCTGGTTCTGAGTCGTATAAATAAGATTGACCGAGAAACAGAGGGACAGCGTCACGGTGCCGGACGAAATAGTGCAGATGACCGGGTACACCTTCGGATAGGTTCCAGCAGCAATCGCCGCAACCTTGTACGGCACACCAGAAGCAGTGCCGAATTGCGTTACCGAACGGGTTGAAGTCAGCGTAGTGGCGGCCAAAAACACACCGTCATTAGCTTGCCCCGTCGCGGAGAACGTACCGGCGGCTCCGATGCCAACTTTAATGCCAGTGCCGGTCGCGCCCGACTTGCCGCACAGCGAACCGCCGATAACCACAGCGCCCTCGGGCAGCATTCCCATTACAACCACGTCCGAAACGGACGCTGTAACAGTCGTGCCCTTGGTGCTGAAGATTGCCGTCAGTACATTGACGCCGTCGGGAATGCCAATAGCAGCAGCCGGACCCGATGTGGTAGCGCCACCCGTGCCCACGTAAGTGGATGCGGTAAACAGTGCCGGCTGAGTGAAAGTGCTCCAGAGTTGAACAGCCATGTTGGCCTCCTATTAGTGGGCCGCAGCGTACGTGCTGAGCACGATCGTCGCGAAGTCCACGGAGTTGAAAACCATCTTCTTGATACCGAAGATGAGGCCAGCGCTGACTCCAAGCTGGTTGCCGTAGTCGAACAATTCCTCGACCCACGTCATTTCGCTGTCGGCGTTGTTCTGACCGTAAGCGAGCACGGCTGCTTGAGCGCCACAGAACACAGCGCGACGCGTGCTTGCCGTCGTGCTGGAACCGGTGGTGTTCGTCCCCAGCGGCAAGCGGAACGAGCTATGCAGGATCGTGTTGTTATACACGCCCAGCGCACCCGTAAAGATCGGGTTATCGTTCACCCGTCCGCCCTGCATCGCCGCCTTCTGGATATCCAAGTACTGGCCATTCGAGGTCGATGAACGCATATCGGTGACCTGATACGGATGCATGAACAGGACATACATATTCTCGCCGTTGTACTTGATCGGTCGAATCAGCGGCGAAGCCGTAACCGCAGCTTCCACACACTTGTCGATACCCGCCAGCGAGAAGGTCGAAGTCGTCGAAATCGACGCATCCGAAGTCTCGTTCGCGTTGATCCACTTCTGGCGAACAGAGCCCGTCGTGGTAGTCGGCGTGATCGTTACCTGATTGCCGGTGTACCGAGAATCGGTCTGGAACATATTTCCGGTAATCTGGTTAATGAATGACGCATCCAGGCGGTCTGCGAACCAATCTTGCAGACCCATGCGACACTCATCCCGCACGTCGAACGTAACGCGCTGCTCAGACATTTTTCCGGCGCTGCGGACGGCGTGACGAAGCTGGTCGATGAACACGTTATCCGTGTACGTGACCAGACCTTCTTCGTTGCCCTCCAGCGTGTTGTCACCCTGCACACCGGGCTGGTTGAGCTGGAGACGCAGACCGACGGTGATACGATCGCCGGGGCCTTTCGCCAATTCCTGCTTTACTTGCACAATGTTGTCGCTGCCCTCGCCCATAAAGCGGGAGAAGTAAGTCTGCTTGAGCGCTTCCTCAAACAGCTTCTTTGCCCATACCCTTACGGCAAGGTTATTGCCTGTTGCATAAGAGGTAGTAGCCATGTCGGCTCCATGAAAGTGAAATGACGATGTGCCCGTTACGCAGGACTGCGCACATCGCTTTTTTCACTCGGAGCGAAGGCCGAGAACGCGGATACGCCGCGACGTAGGTACTACCTAGATCAACCGCCCGCCAACTTGCGCCACTTGTTGCCCTCGGTGGCCTTCAAGAAATCGTCACCCGTGAGCTTTAGCAGCGCATCGAGCGACAGTCTGCCGCCGCCCCTGTTGCCCTGTCCGCCCGTTGGCGCAGTAGCCTTCTGCCCAGCCGCCTGCATAGCCAGCTTCTCGGTCGCGGGCGTGTATCCGGCAGCCTTAGCGATGTTGTAAACGACCTCGGCGGGATTCTCTCCGCGCTGCATCGCACTGGCGCATAGTTGCGCTTCGTCATACAGGATGCGCTGCTGCGCCTCAGCCGCGCTCATACCGCCAGCCTCGTACTCGGCCTGCTTGGTGCGCTTGAGGTAATTGAACGCCTCATGAGAGTCAGGCTGCCGGGTGTGAAATTCCGCGTCCGCAGCGCGCACATTCGCCACAAATTGCTGCGCCTGGCGCTCCTGCTGCTGCTGCTCGATAGTCTGCTTATGCACCCTAGCCAAGTCTTCGACCTGCTTGCGCAACTCAGCCGTTTCATACATCCCGCGCCCAAGGGGATCTGCTACAGGGTCCGGTGGCAGCGGCTGCTGTCTCGCGTTCTGCTGCTGGAGCGTTTGCAGAATCTCGGCCTGTTGCGCCTGCAATGCAGCAAAATTGCGCCGCATCTGCTCCAACTCGGCCCGCGCCTGCTTACCGCGCTCGCGCTCGGCGTGCAGCGCCTGGTGCGGCACCATCGTCACCTTTTCCTTGGCAGGATCGGGTTCCGATTCTTCTACAGGCTGCGGGTCGCGCTGGATGTTCTCCGCTGCCGGCGATGTCAGAGGCGTGTCGGGCGACAGGCCCTCCACCTTCTCGGCCTGCTCCACCTGTTCGCGGAACGTGGGCTCTGGTGCTGGTGCTGACGTGACTTCTACTGCCGTCTGATTCTCAGGCATTCTCGTATCCTGCTACGTAAGCCGGGGACTGCCCGGCGCAGTTAGTGAAGCAAAAGAAGCGCTATATCTTCTTCATCGGCCTGCTCGCGAGCCTGTTGCAGCTTCGCTTCGGCCTCGGCTGCGGCAATATGCGTCCGCAGCGTCGCTAGGTGTAGGTCTATCGTGTTCGTCATCGGTCTCGCTGCCAGCGCTTGCGCCTCTAGGCGCAACTGCTCTGCCCGCGCCAACTCTTGGCGTGCGCGTTCTGCATCAGCCGCCTTGCGCGCTTCGATGCGCCTTAGCTTTTCAGCCTTCTTCTCCGCGTCCTGCTGGGCGTACAGCTCCTTGAGCGAGTAGCGCTTAGGCTTCCTGTTTGGCGTCGGCGCTCCATGACTCTGCGGCCCGGCACCGCCTGCGCCCGTCAATGCAGTGCCGCGTTGTTGATACGACCCCGAATAAGCAATGCTACAAACAGCGGCTTGCGACACCGTAAGGGTCATTGCGCCCGTGCCGGTCACTTGGTGCCGCGCGGTAGCGAGCGTGCCGACGCTGCGTTGCGTCGTCAGTTTGATCGTCTGGATACCCTTCAAGACGCTAGCCACGCTGCTCTGCGTAGTGTTCAGCGTCTTAAAGAACGTGCTATGCCCCGACCCGCTCTGAAACTGCGCGACCAGCGAAGCAACGCTGCTCTGCGTCGTCCTGAGTATCCTGCCCGGCTGCCGAATCAGGCTCGCCACACTGTTCTGCGATACCAGCGATACCGCAGACAGAATCGTTGTGTCGGTGATCAGCGACGCGGAGCTAGACTGCGTTGCCGTCAGTGTGTGCGGCGTGGCTTTCGCCAGAGATACCAGACTCGCCTGCTGCGCCGTCAACGTCTTATTCGGTATCTGGTGCGCCGTCAGCGTCGCCACGCTGCTCTGCGTCGTCGTCAGCGTCTTTGTAAAGAGCGTGCCGCCGAAATTAAGAGGAGCCTCGAACACTAGCTTTTGCGTCCCCTCCAGCGGGGCGCGAAAGACTAACGACGCCACTACGTCACCGCTACTTTGCCAGTCGCTACCTTAGTCGGCGACGTGGTATCCCATATCTCAAGCGATACGCTTGCGCTCGCCGTGCCGTAAGCAGTGCTATTAGGGAGCTGCACCGTGATATTACCCGATCCATCGGTGCTGCCAGCAGATCCGGTATCCGTAGGCGCGTGCGTTGCCTTGGCATTAGGCCCTATCTGGTCCCATGATGCCCACAACAGGCTCGATAGCCCGGTCGCTGGCGTCGGATCAGTAGGGCCAGCCACCAGCGTTACCGTGACCTCTGGCGCTGCGGTATAGCTGAACGTCGCCGGATTACTCAGGCTGCCGTTATTCGTGCTGCTGATCGTGTGCACCCCGCTGACCGTCGGCGTAAACGTGCATGTTGCGCTGGGGCTGCCCGTCGTCAGACTCACCGTCGACGGCGAGAACGTGCCGCTATGATTGCTGGCGGGTGTAACCACCAGCGTGCCAGAGATAGGCGTCGCATCCACGCCGATCGTAATGTTCGTCGAGGCCGCATTGACCGCACCGGATGATGGATGGCTGCCAAACGTAACGGCCGTCGCGCCGCCTGCTGGTGCCGCCACGACCTCGGCGGCGACCAATGCGACCGCGTTAGTCCCGCCGATCGCCCAACTCATTACCGTGGAACCAGAGCCCGCTAAATCGGAACCGCCACCGAACCCGGAGCCGCTATCGAATCCCGAGAATCCAGAAGTTTGGCCGCCCGTCGGACTCCACCCGGTATGATCTGACGCAATAGCGTCCTGAACATAATTGCCGCTGGCAGATGAAATTGTCACCGAGGCAGATGTAGTGCCACCACTAATAAAGCTGCCCGTGTTGCCAGTTGGAGTCGTCGAATGCGCGCCGGTAAAGGTTATAGCCCCGCAACGCCCGTAATTAGCGCCACGATTGAAAGTAACGGCGACCGTTTGCGCCCCTGATGCCGGTGCTTTAAGCTCAAAAATCTGCGCGGTAA